CCAAACGCAAGCTTTAAGATTATTAAAGATAGTGATACCAACCTACCTTATGTTGGTTCTGATATTGGCGCAATGGTGTTTACTGAAATGACTATTGAGGGAGTTACACATGAAATGTGGCTACCAGTCATGGACAACAACAATCAAGCGATGAAGAAAGTAGCTTACAAGTACAGGGTCAAAAATGGTGAGCGAGAAGTTAAAGCCATGACAATGTTTGATGTAAACACTGCGCTAATGCGTTGCCTGACCAAAAATATGGCGATGTTTGGACTTGGACTGAACATTTATACGGGAGAGGATTTTCCGTTGACCAGCGAAGACTTCTTAACCGAAGCTGAAGTTAAACAACAGGCAGACGAATACAAAGAAGCCATCGCTAACTATGCTGTCAATATCAAGACAACAATAGAACTTGGTGATGAAGCTGGGTTAAGCGAATTAAAGGGTGAACTAGATGACCAGCAAAAAGTTGCTGTTGCAAGGCTACTAACATCCGAAGAAATAACCTGTCTCAAGAAGGTTGCTTAACAACAACATTGAGTACGCCAATGCTTGTGGCTTGTTACTTCGCTACAAGGTTATAAGACACTGCTGTTGCCAGTGTGCGTTCAGCAACATCTAATTAAAGGATATATATATGAATACAAAATTACTATTTACAACACGCCAAACACTTCACAAATTGGAAGATGGTTTGGGCATTTCACATTTATCAGAATCGGGTAAATCTATCTACGCCTTAATTGCGTCTTCGCAAGTTACAAGGGCGTGTATTCAGCGACATTCTTATTTTAAACAGTATTCACTGTCAACGATCAAGCGCGTGGTGGACGAACTAATCAGCTTAGGTTTGATTCATGCAGAACCTTCCAAGGTAGATAAGCGAAAAAAACTGTTACTTTTAACAAGGAGAACGTAATGAGCCTATTCAATTTGACCCAAGAAGGTAAGCACCTTATGGAGATGGAAGAGTTTGATGAGCAAACGGTTAGAGACACACTTGAAGGCATGGGTTTACAAGACAAATTTGCCAGCTACTCAGCAGTTATCAAAACCATGAACTCAGACACGGACGCACTGGCTAATGCTATCAAGCACTTGCAAGAGAAAAAGAAACACGTTGAGAATAAAGTTAAACGCTTAAAAGAAATGGCGCTCTATTCAATGCAAGAATTAGACATGACTAAAGCTGGGAATGCTGTTCATTCAATCACACTACGCAATGGCACTAGGCTAGGCAAAGTAGTGGCTGAAGAAGGCGCTATGTTCCCTGAGTCATTTATCACACTGGTCGAAAAGTACGATAACTCAGGCTTAAAGAAGGCGCTTAAAGATGGCGTTGAATTTAAAGGCTTTCATCTTGAAGATGGTGAGCAAACTGTATTAATTAAATAAAAGGAGAAATAACAATGGCAGGAATTAACAAAGTAATATTGATAGGTAATTTAGGGCAAGAACCTGAGTTAAAACACGCAAGCAATGGCAATGCGATTGCTAACCTAACGCTTGCAACTAGCGACTCTTGGGTAGATAAAAATACGTCAGAAAAACATGAAAAAACAGAATGGCATCGCGTTTCTCTTTTTGGGAAGATAGCCGAAATTGCTGGTCAATACGCACATAAAGGCTCTAAAGTGTACATTGAAGGTAAATTGCAAACACGCAAATGGCAAGATAAATCAGGCGCTGATCGCTACACAACTGAAGTAGTTGTATCAGGCTTTGGTGGTGTGTTTCAAATGCTAGACAGCAAAGGTGACAACAGCCAACAAGCACCAGTACAACACGCACAAGCACCAGTACAAGGTGGTGGTGGTTTTGATGATGACATTCCTTTTGCCCAAGCTCCTTTCGGACACGGCTTTAGTTAATCTTACTTAGGGGGAAGTATGGAAGTTAAAACGTATAGATTAAGCGATGGTAGCAAGTGGACTGCAAAACAGGTGAGCGAAGCTTTAGGTTGTAGCATAGCTTGTGCTAGGCAAAGGCTCATTGCTCATAATTCGGTTGACGTTATATTTAGACCTGTTGGTGGTGGTGACTCAATGGGTTCAAAGTACAAGAAGCGCGAATACACTTTAACAGAAGGTGACGCTGAAGTTTTCACAGGTACTTGCCGTGATATAGCCAATAAGTGGGGGTTATGCGAATCAACTGTTTATCACCGACTAAGAAGTGGGAATAGAAGCATTAAGATAATCTGCAAAAGACCTAACAACAGTCTCGCTACGACCACCAAACGAGCGACACCAACTATCAAGCCTAGCGAGTTGATTAAAACTAGAAATTTCTTTGACCCATTATCTAGGCTTCTATTGAAAGTCTGTTAAGAGAGTGGGCAACGGCAAAGTCCGATTGACAATGCAGACTTACATTAATTAGCACTATGCTTTAATAAAAGATAACACTGCGAAGAGCCACTAATTACAAAATGTATGTATATACAAATAAGGATACAATCTCTATGTTAAAATTAAAAACAATCAAGAAATACGCGGAATTAAGCGGATATTCAGAAAAAGCCATAAGACTGAAGATCAGTGGTGGTGTTTGGGGTGAAGGGATTAAATATAAAGCGCCTGATGGTCGGGTGCTAATTAGTGAGCAAGGTGTTGAAAATTGGGTATTAGGCAAAGAAAATATAGAGGAGTCGAACAAATCAGTGAGACAACCGCTCGTATCAAATTCAGGTATCTCGGAAGATATTGGAAAGAAATTGCGACTCTTAAGACAGAATCTGAATCTATAAAGCATGAATCTCTTAAAGATGCTGAGAATTTATACTTATTAATAAAGCAAACAATCAAGATAAAGCAATTTAACTATCAAGATTTTTTCCCGAAATCCAAGTACCTATTAGAAGTTGACAAACTATTAGGCAAAACAACCAATAAAATTTCTACAAAAGATTACTGTTTACAGTGGTGTGACTCGCATGAGCGCCATGTTGCTACTGGCACTATAAATGAATACAGGTTAATTATTAATAACCGTTGGTCTAAATACCCTGAAACTGATATATCCAACATACCATTTGTCGACTTAACTTTCGATGATACTAAAAAAATGGCAGATGCTTGGGGAAACACAACCCATACACTCTACAACAAACTTTCACCTTTAAGTTGCTCTTTAGAGAAAGCAGTTAGAGATAAAGTAATTCCTTTTGACTGGCTAAAAAATCAACCCATAGCAGGTATTGATAAAGATCTATTTGATGGAGACAAAGAAGATGACCATGTTGACCCTTTTAACAAGCAAGAGCGCCCTATTTTAATTGACGGCTGTAAACACCAACAAGATAGAAACATATTTCTATTTTTAATGTGGACGGGGTTAAGACCATCTGAAGCGGTTGTTTTAAAATGGACTGATATTGATTTTGACAAAGGATTTATAATCGTTCGTAAGGCTAAACCCGATAAAGAGCCAAAAGTAAAAACCACTAAAACAAAATCAAGTAAACGAAAAGTTAAAATTAACGCTGACTCACTTAATGCGCTTCTGTCACAAAAAGACTATACTTATGATCTTGGAACTGAGGTTATATTTAATAATCCCAATACTAACGAGCAATGGCGCGTAGACAAGCTTAGAGACCATTGGGTTATTATATGTAAGCGTACGGGAGTCACATATCGTTACCCTTATCAATTACGTCATACTTATGCTACTATGATGGTTATGTCAGGTGAAAAGATTGAGTGGATTTCTAAAATGATGGGTCATAAGTCTGTGCTTCACACATGGAATACTTATTCAAGATGGATAGATGACGATGCACCTGACAGTGGTGATAAGGCGAGTAGTTTGTTTTCTATAGTTAAGTAGTAATGACCGCTGAACTTTTCTCCCGTGTTTAAGTCAACTTTACCTCTTAAAAACCTCCTGATTTAACCCTTTAGTCCAACATTTAGTCCAACTCGCCCTACAGACCCTACTACATCAACATTGGACGCGGGTTCGATCCCCGCCATCTCCACCAATACTTTTCCTTAAATATCAATGACTTATGTAATATTTAGGGATTTTTACGTCAAAACCTTACCTCTGTGTGTACTATGGTTGTGGGGGTTTGGACTACCCAAATAGTCCAACAAATAGTCCAACATTTTATTCAGCATTATAAAGCTTCAAAAACTGTCTTTGCTTTTTGGTAATAGCTTCGATTTGTTTTTTAGCTTTAGCGTCATTTCCAGCTTCTTTAAGCTTTCCATACCCCTTCCACATTTTACTAACCATCTTCTCATAGTTTTTAGCTTTCATCCACATCCCACGCTTATCGTTCCTATCTTGAAATGACTTTTCAACTGCCACTCTAAATCTATCACCTAGTGAGTAATCATGCCGATTATTGAGCAATCGTCTTACTAATGGAATATCATTAAGCTCTACTGTGCCATCTTGCAACTTCTGAGGTAAGTGGACTGATCGCCTAGTAAATGACCCAAACCCACCTAATATATAATCAAATGAATATTCAAGAGACTCAGGGTGAATATTATTAATCCACGTTCTGCCAGTGTGCGTTTCATCTCCACCTGTTAGATGGTGTAGTAATTGCGCTGTTTCGACTGCCCAAGGGTTAGTACCCTCCTTGTAGTTATAAGGCGCTGGTGGCGGATGCTTGTTAAACTTTTCGTCCTTATAAATAGGTGCGCCAAACCAGTTTTTATTTCTAATAAGCTCAATTGGTAATTTTGCAATGTGTGGCGCTAACTCTTGTAAAGGCATATCAGACGATATAAGATCAACAGGAGACATTGAATACATAACACTACCCATCATCTCAACTAAGTCCTCGGCAGGGTTTAGTTTAATCTTAAATTCATCATCAGGGTCTAATGCGGAAAGCGTATATTTAGCCACTTGATTAGCTAGTGTATTTACCATAGCTAAGTTAAGTGGTAATGGCACATGAACAATCTTGTCCTCAGCCACCATAAAATTTAGACCAGTGTTTCGCTTGTACGCTGGCAAGTTTTGGTAATCATTCTCCCCATCATCATCAGCATCACCCATTAGTATTTGTTGCATCATGGCATTCATAGTCCAAACGCCAAAAGCAGTATACAGCGCATGACGTACTCGCTTCTGTTTGAGAGCTTCCACTGTGCGTTCAGCACCCTGAATAGCTGGATTAACAAATAACCAATAAGACTTTAACCAGCCAGTTGCATTACCCTTCATGTTAAAGTCTAGTGATACGTTCTTAGCAATGAATGAAGCTCGATCAATAACTTTACGCTCTTCCTTGGTTAATTCACTAGGCTTTATATGATGTCCTTGTGGGAAGTGTTCATCTAATAATGTTCTGAAGACAGCAAGCCTAATACCATTCTCCATCAACTCATTAACCTTCTTGACCTGTTCCATGAACAGTCTAAGTCCTTTAACTGGGTTATAATTCGCCCGAGTAATATTTTTAATTCGAGCCTGAATGTGTTTATTGGTTTTCTGATAATCAGTGCTAATCACTGACCAGCCTGTTTTTCCACCAAACTCACGTAGTAATGCAAAGTCACCCGTTTTATCATCACTCCACTGGTATCGACCAATATCTTTCCAAGCTTTAGGGATTCTTTTTGTAACCTTCTTTTTATAATCCTTCATATTTTGAAACTCAGGATATGTAGGCAGTTGGAACATGACCGTTCCAAAGTCTCTTATAGGGTTTGTAATTAAGGCAAAAGCAGGTGAATACATAGTTATCATTGCAGAAGAAAACCTCATATACTGCGATATAAATTCAAATGGTGTTCCTTCCAAGCTTTTAGTTCTCTCATTACGAAATTGCTGAATAATGCGTTGTGCCAGCTCTGTTTTAGGTCTAACTAATATTCTTAATGGGTCTCCATCTTTATTCTTGCGTGTATTGTCGTGAACAATAAAGTCATCCTTTCTAGTGCCACGGTCATAAACAATCTCAACTAGACCTGTGTCAGGGTCTATTCTTTCTTTGTAGCCAATAGGGTTCATGTCATAGTCGCGTGCGGTGCTTTCGTATGAATTAATCATATTTAAAAAACCACGCTCGATATTAAGTTGACCAACATTCTTTAATAAATTGCCAGTTTCCATTAACAAATTTGTAGCTACATCGCCTGATTCTGAAGTACGACCTAGTGCTTGTTGTTGTTGTCGCTGACCACGACCAATACCACTATTTGAATCTGAATATGGATTGTAGAAAATACCTGCGTCTTCAATATCGCCAAACTCTTTCCAAGAGACATAGTTAGGTTCGCGCTTTCTATACATATCAATATTTGATTGTGTATCTAAACCAAACTCAACTCTAAGCTTATTGTTTCTATCGATAACCTGCCTATACCACCCCTCAACTGCCTGTAAGCCTTTGAGTTTTGCAGGTGAAAGGCTGTTTAAGTATCTCTCTGCCCTTGATTCTGTCCATCCAGAATAAGTATCTCCATAATTTCCTCTATGTATAACATTCAGCATTCTAAGTCTATCACCAATAGATTTAGACTTCATGTAGCTATCAAAGTCTTTCATGGTTAGCTTATTGGTTTTCAGGTTTTTACTGAATTGATCCTCAAATGACTCAAGTAACATTTCAGTCATTTCTTTAACGCCAGCGTTTTGAGTTTTTAATTTCTCATATAAAGTATTTTTACCAGTCAGTTGTTTTTCGTAGTGCTTTAAGTAATGGTCAACATTTTGAATATGCTCAATTGCATTACCTTTCCAGTCTACATCTACTGGCTTTTTATCATCAAATTTCAGTCTTTGCGTCTTACCTTTGGCTGAGAATTTAACAGAACCATTATTCAAACTATCTGTTGCTGACTTGTCACCACTCCTAGCTTTGACATACTGGCGCATAACCTTAGCCAATATATCTTGTGTCTTAACAAGGTCATCAGTAAATTGACTTGCCTTCATCTTACTTCTTAACATTCCATGCTTTCTTGTTAGCTTTCCAGCCTTCTCAAGAAGTTTTGCAATCCATGTACCCACCCATCTAGCAATCTTCTTGTAAGTTGACATATTCTCAACTGCAACTTTCTTCCAGAACATTTCACTGTTCCAGTTGTCAGCCATCAAGTCAGCAACAAATTCTTCACGAACGCCATTAGCATCAAGCGGACTCATCCCCTCTCTATCTCTGTTTGCGTCTAGTTGGTTTTTATAGCGATTAAACCCTTCATTATCAACAACTGATCTCAGTGATTCAACAACTTGCTCAAACAATTCAGGATTGTCTTTACGCATCTCATGCACCATCTCATGCCCAATAACGGATATATGCGCTTGCTCTGAATCTTCATTAACAAAGATAGTGTCAGGTCTGTTACCTATGACAACACCATTAAATCTATTTAGAACTTTATCGGTTTTGACTGGCGTGATTCGTTTGTCGAACAAGGCTTCAAGCTCTCTACGTTGGACTTGAGACATATCCAATCTTCCTTGGGAGATTTGCATATCTTTGACTGGCTTTCTAAAGGTGCGTGCCAAAGCAAGTTTAAGGTGCTTAATGTCATCTCTGTGCGCTTGAGTAAATTCCTGATCTTCGTTATTAGCAGTTGCATCACTTTTTAAACTCTCCTTTGTTTTAGTTTGAAATAGTACAGTAGGCGAGCCATCTGCGGATGTAATGTCAGACTCATACCAAGTAAAGCCATTGTCATCAGTAATTTCTCTAAGGTCAGGTCTTAGCTTCTCTAGGTATTTGTAAAACACACCTTTAGTTTTCGTCTCAGCGTCATAACCATACTTACGCGCAATATCTTGGTAGCCATTCTCATTAGGAACATCTGAAAGCTTAAAGTCTTCCCTAGACATACCAGTTGCGTAAGATTCGTTAGTAACAAACACTTCCTCACCATATTCTTGAGCTATCACTACATAGTCTGTACCATCATAGTCATATACGTGATACCCGCCTTCGAACATCGTATCAAGATGGTCAGTAGTATTTCCCTCCAGCTCTTGTCTGTAATCATCAAGCATTTGATCGCTAACAATCATGCCAACAGGGCCATATTTTCCATTGATATACTGGTATAACTCTGACACATCCGTAATATTATCTAATTCTTCCTCGGTAGCATATAGGTCGGCTTTATCCTTATCATTTTGTTCAATATAACCCACGCGAGACGCAATGTAATCAAATATCTTAGTTCTATACTCATCTACATCAACATTGTATTCAAAGTCTGCGTGCCAGTTTGTGACTTCCTCATCAATATAGTCTTCAAGCTTAAACTCTCTTACACCACTCTGTGCGGTTGTTATTTCGTAGCCATGATTTTCACCATAGTCAGCAGTCATAATTCCTGCACCATCGCCCAAATGTGTTTCTATCTCATCGCCAACCCGTTGTTCACCATACGTCAAGAATCCACCCTCACCATCGTTGTCCTCATCTACATAGCCTTCAATATATGAGATTGTCATTGGTGTTGGGAATCTAATAACCTTAGAGCCATCCCTGTGAGCGCCTTTAATCGCTTCTTGGATTGTCACCTTGTAATGGTCTTGCTTAAACCCTAAGAATTGGTCTGACTTGCTGACTTCTTCTGCTTGAGCTGGTGTAATATCTCTATCTTTAAGGAGTTTCTCTTTAGCTTTAGCTTTCTCAATATGCTTTTCTAGTATGCTAATATAAGGCTCAACGTCCTTATTAGTCCAAAGCTCAATCTCTCTTGGCAATAACCCACTGGAAGCATGAGCCATTTCACGAAGCATAGAGTTTATAGCTTTCTGTTGATAGTCAGTAGAATTATTATCTCTTTGATAGGTAACGTGCGTTCCAAACTGCTTGTGCGTACCATCTTCCACAGTCCTATGAAACTCTATCAGCTTGTCTGAGACGATAGTAGTATTGTCACGATAGTAATTACCTTCACGCTCATACTTCTTATCAAGGCGCTTGTCAATTTCACCCGCTTTCTTAGAAGTGCCTTTAAGCCTTGCCTTTTGGTTGCTAATAAAGCCATCTAAAATGTCCACAAGCTCATCTAAATTACTAGCTGTTTCAACATCAATAGGAGCGCCACCTTCCGTAACTGCTGGGTCTAGCTCCGCACGTTTAAACTTATAGTTATCTAATGTTTCGCCTGCTTTTTGCACTTTTGCAATACTATGGTCTATGTATGCGCGTAACGAATTTCCACCTAGTCCTGCAAGCTTTTCTTTGGATTTTTCAGTTAAACCATCTATACCTTCAGCTCGTAAACTCTTTTGAAGTATACTAAGGTCGCCAGCGACAGTATTAATAACTCTATTTATATAATCAGACTCCCCTTGATACATTCCGCTATACAGCTCTAGCGTTCCAAGACTTTCAATCGCCTTAGCCAAATCATCGTCTGTTAAGTCACCTTCTTTTTCTTTAAAAATACCGCCAACAGCCTTCTCTCTTAGGTTGATAACCGCATCTCTTATTTTTGTATAATTCTTTTTGCCAAGGTTGTTGGTTTTTAAACTGGCAATGGTATTTGCATCAATTTGAATGTCCTTATCGGCATTCCCCATCCAGCTTGGGTCTTTTGAACCCGTAACAATTTTATCTTCTTCTTGCTTGCGAAGCTCTTTATTAGATCGAGTTAGTGATTTTTTAACCCTGTCACTCTTTATGTTTTGCATTACGTCTGACTGATACTCAAGAACATGAGTAACCTTATCTTCTTCAGTCGTTATGCTTAAATTGCCATCGTCATAAGCTTGAGCCATTTTGCGGAGTTGCCTGTTGTCGTAATTGGCTATCTCCTCTTTAATCATTAACGCTTCATCATCTCTCTGCCTTTTAGAGAGCGTTGGACCATTTCCTAAAACTCTGTTAAATTTATGAATCCAATAATCAGGACGTGATAGCATCTCAGTATCTATCCTCGTGTCTCCTGCCTGTACAACTGTTTTCGTGCCATCTTTCACAGTCCTTCTGTAATGCGATAACATACCAGCGTCTTCAGTTTTTCTATTTGCAAAAGTATCTATATATTGTTGAGCTTCTTCTTCAGTATTAAAGTCTGCATAAGTGCCTGACTCAAGATTGTCTGCGGTTAAGCCTTTCAAGGTGACGTAATATTTATCTTTATCAACGTACTGAGCCTGTCCATCAACCTCATGCGTACCTGCACCAATCTTTCTAATCTGTAAATCTGCACTTGTTGTAGTCTTATCGAAGTCACCACCAAAGTGTCCTTTCTCACCATGATTGAAGTCAGTGTTCAGAATGACTGTTTTTGAATTGTCGCTAGTGGCATCTAGGTCAACATTGCTTGCGCCATAAGTAGAGTATGTATCACTATCAATCGTACTAAACTGAAGCAGTTTGCTTTCCATTGCCTTGATAAATGCAGGGATGCTAACCTTCTGAGCATCTTTAAATTCAGGCATTTCCATTACTTTACTGACTAGCTCTTTGTCTCGCTTAGACGCGTTCTTCAAGCCACCAGCTAACAAGTTATCAAAGTGTCCACGCTTAACGTATTCCTTTTTACCTGCTTGTTTTTCAAGATAGTCAATCATTCGCGTGGTGAATCTTCTGCCACTCTTAACTGAAAAATTAATCTCGCCATCAAAGTCTTCGTTAAACTCTTCGTCTAACTGTGGTTCTTCAGCTTTAACAACACCAACAAAACCACCATCTTTCTCTACAATATCGTATGTATCAGTCACACCTTCTTTCTTTAGGCGCTTCTCTAGGATTGCTTTAGTTTTGTATGGCTTACCAACTTTGGTTGTGTAGTCGGTAGATATTGGTGTAGTTGAATCTACTGTTTGTTCTTCAGGTCTTCCAGCATATTCATTAGTTTCTGATAACCCTGCTTCGTTGGTGGAAACGGAATCGGTTTGCCCTGCGATTTGGCTTGAGCGTTCATCTTGTCCAGTATATGTTTCAGTTGTTTGTTCATCATTCCCTCTTTGTGTGTCCATGTTAGTGTTACCTAACATACTATTAATATAACCTTCTTCTGACTCTATTTGGTGGTCATTGATTAAAGCATTAACATCTGTATTTAATCTTTGTACCTCTTCATTGAATGCTTCAAGCTCATGCTCGTAGCTGTTTTGCTCTACCTGCTGATCTTCAGTTAGTGTTGCTTCACCTGAATTTTCTTGAATAGCCATGTCAGCTAACCAGCCTTGGTCAACATAACCCTGTCCATCTTCCACAGGTGTAATTCCAAATGCGTCAGCAAACTCTGACGCTGGTATGTTGTCATAACCTGCTTGCTTACCTTTTCTAAGCAAACCAATACGCTCAACATCTTGTGACTTTAATGTTTGTCCAAGCTCTGAATCTTCTGCTACACCTTGTTTAGTCATCCAGCTAAGGATAGGCGTGCCAGTTACCTTTTTAGGTGCGACAGGCTCTACTAGCGCTTGTACGTTACCCTGTTGGTAATCATCAATAGCATCAGCAATCTCAACCTTAGTCATCTTCTCATTAACTTGAATGTTACGAGATTCTGCTTCAGCTTTTAAATCAACCTTATTCATCTTCAAGATTTGTGAAGGCTTAATGTGTGTAGATTCAGGTGTTGGTGCTGGGTTTTCTACTTGCCCTTCTTTGCCACCAAACTCAACATTATCCATACCAGCATTTCTATCCATCTGCTGTGAACGAATGTTAGCGTCTTGTTGGTATGGTACTGGTTGACCTTCAAAGTCAGTCTCTAGTGGATTGCCAAAGTCATCAGTCTCACCAATGTCACCTACTTTCACTTTATCAAAGGCACTGTATACCTCGTCAACAGCAGTATCCGTTACTGTGTCTTGCTTAACTTTTTGATTAACTTCACCTACTGAATAGAAGCTATCGCTTGGGGGAATAGTAGTCTTGTCAGGATTTAACAGGTCAACAGGATTTGCGTTGTTCGATAATGGCGCTTGCATATTGGCTGTTAATTCTTTAGCTATCTTTCTCATCCTCCTACCCTGCATCATTGAAGACAAGAATGACAAAATAGAACCAGTGGTGAAGCCAACTTCAGCACCCTCTTGAGCATTATGGAACATCTTACGCTCAGGGTCATAGCTAACAAAATCACTAGCAATGAGGTTACTCATAATAGTTTGGAATGACTCTTGTAGAGCTTCCTCAGTACCCTCAGCCAATAGTTTTTTAAGAGTGTTTGTAATTGTGCCAGCCGAAGCTTTGTTCATTCTATTAAGAATTTGTGACAAAGGTAGAGCTTCTGACGTACCAACTATTGAGCCAATATCACCAGCTTTTAAAGCATCCTCTAAACTAGCACCACCATTTAAGGCTGACTCAAACTCATCTGCCTTTTGTGCCATAGAACCCATGCCAGCTATCATGCCAATATTGCCAGCATTACCAAGCTTGCCTTTAGTTAGCTTACTTCCTAAATAAGAAGTACCCATAAATCCAATTGCTGAACCCAAGCCTGTTGGTACATCTTTATTCAAAAATGTCTTGGTATGTGGGTTATTATCTGACGTATCAGGTGCAAAATCTCTAATAAAGCTAGAAGCACCAAAGTATGAATCAAGGGATTCTTTAGTGGATAGCTTCTTAATCAACTCACTCTTCTGTTGCTGTAAATCCTCTGCTGACGTTACAAACCCAATTTCACCATTAAGAATGTCAGAAATGTTCTGCCCACTCGTAGGCACTGGCAATGTCCAGTCTCTATTTGCATCAATTTTCTTTAGTCTATTTAATTTAGCTAAGTCAGTATCTATTGAAGAAACCTCTGCTCCTTGAATCATACTGGCGATTGTATTTACTGCGCCTGAACCGAATGACTCAAAACCTGTCTCAGCCATATCAAGCACTGAAGGCTTTTCGGAATAACTAGCTTCTTCGGGAATCATGCTCTGTGCAAAACTCAAACGCCCTGTCAATGGTCTGCCTGCATAATCTACTGTTTCACCAGCATTGATTTGAGCCTGTATAGTGTTTGCTTCTTCTGCCCATGAGGTCGTTCCCATAGCGCCATCAGTTACAAACATTGGCTTATCGCCAAAGCTAAAATCTGTCTCAGGAATGGTACTAGCTTGTGGCTGATCCTGAATCAAAGGCTGTAATAGATTGTTTTGTGGAGGAATAGAAGATTGCAATATAGGATCGTTATCCCATAAGTTTTGTTTGTTGTTGTTTCCAACAATAATTGGATCGTTATCCCATAGTGCCATACTTATTTACTCCGCCTTTGTTCTTACGTTGCCTTGAGGGTCAATAAACGTTGCCCCTGCTGGTAGTGCCATATATTCTGCATCGTTTGATACGATAGGCAATTGTGACTGTGGTGTGACTGACTGATTATTAGGTGTGTAATCTAACTCTTTGTCATAAAACAATCCACCAAGCCAAGACTCGTTATCACCATCTAAATCAAGCTGTTTAAACATAAACTCTTGTGTCATTGCTTGAGCTTGCGCTGGGTCATTTGTTTGTCGTAAGAAAGCCTGATACACTTCATTAGCCTTAACATTAAAGTCAGCTCGGTTAGCCGTTTCGTTAAACTCACTTGTACCAAAGTTCGAACTCATTGCTGACTTCAAAACATCACCAATTGGCAGTGGTGCTGTACCATCAGGCATTTTTTGTGCAACACCATTTAAATTAATTTGAGTGCCTGCATTAGTAGAAGGGTCGTAATTGTATGTTGCAATTTTATTGCCCAGTTCGTCATAGCTATAAACAAATGTTGGCTTGGTTGTGCCACCTTTACCTGAACTCATTAATGAACTAATTGCTGTTTGAAGCGCATCTAGTTGCTCTTGCCCTTCATACTGTTTACCTTGATGTGTTACAGGTTGACCACCACCAGTAGCAATATCAATTAATGTTTGACCCATATTTAACTTATTAGCATTGGTCGGGTTGTGTCTTGCATTGCCATACGTGCCTTGATAGTTATTCAGTGTTTGTGCGTTATTCAAAGGGTTGTCCATGAACGCCTTGAATGAGCTATTTTCATTGAACTTTTTAGTATTGTCGTAACCTACCCCAGTGTTAGTTAATTCCTTGCCAGTAACATTCAGCGGATACATTAAAGCGTTTTGGTCCAACGTCTGCTGGTTCATTTCGTTAGCCAGCTCACTCGCTCTAAGAACAAAAGGATTGTTTAGTGCCTTGTGGTCAAACGACTGCCTGTTTAATGCCGTACTAGAGCGCGTGTTGTCATACGCTACTTTATCTTTGGCTGTTTGGTTTTCCCATGCCTTTTGGTCATTGACTGCTGACAATCCAGCTAATAATGCACCTGTTATTCCTTGCGCGCTCATAATATTCTCCTAAAAAAATGTGTTGTTGTTTGGTCTTGAATTAATGTGAAACCAGTCATCTGAAGCAACATTGCGTACCGCTTGTTTGTTGTAATTAACATTATCTAAAGACTGACTAATAGCGCTAGGCGCAAAGTCTTGCTTACCCGTCCATCTTGGTAAGTTCAGTTTTGGTTGAGATAGTTGTTCAGCCTGTGTGTTACCCAGTGACTGTGACAAAAGTGACTGTGCTGTATTTGGCATTGAAGCCGTAGTAGCACCCTGCGGTTTTAAATATTCTAAAAAAGGTTTTTGATTTATCATGCTGTTCTAAACAATCCTCCAGTAGAAGGACTACCCGAAAGCAAAGATGGTGTATTACTATTCAGCAGGTGTGATTTATCTACAATCTCGACTGGATTAATAGTGCCACTAGCGCCACCATCAAGAGAGCCTGTTGCATACGCACCCAAAGCCTTACTTAGTAGCATCATGCCTTGACTTGGTTTATAAGCGTGATCAATTTCTAATTGCGATACATTGTTAAAGTAGTCATTGGCATTCTTACCAATCACACCTTGACGTTGTATTGAATCAGCAGTTTTCATTGACTGGTCTTGTCTCATGTGCGTAGGTGCTTTAACATTTGCCAGCATACTTGCTTTAGTTTTAGCTTTGTTCGCCACATCCGCAATCGCACCAGTTAGCGCATCTTTGTAAGCTGTATTCTTAACACTACCAGCCGAACCAAACCTATTTACATCTTGAAAGTTGGTAGTTGAATCAATTGACTTGACTGCTGGTGCTACCTTGTCAGCAATAATTTGGTCCATTGACGCTTTTTCTTCAGGGTTGGTATACTGCTGAAGATTCTTGTTATGTATTGCGTTAATTCTTTCTTGCTCTGCCTTTGTTCTTTCACCAGCAACACGCCTAGCATTGTTTCCAGATTCTTCTGCATCTGCGCTTGCCTTTGCCGAAACAAGCATTGAAGCCAACATCATCGCCCAATTAATCATAATTAACCCCTATGTATTTGTGAAGTAAGTCTGACCATAACGATCATCTTCATCTTCGGTCATGGTATTGTTATATTGCTGACCGCGCTTATAGCCTTTCCACTGGTCAAACATACCATCCCAATTATTAGCTACATTTCTCTCACCTGCTTGGTCATAGTTAATTTGCATATTGCTCAAAGCTTGATTAACAGCACCTGTTTGGTCTAAGCCTGTTTGTACTGAATTAACCAAATTCTGACGTGTAAGCTCATCATTCTTCTTCAAGGTATTACTAGCACTATCTGACATATCGTTTACTTTCTGAATGTTGTCGTTATAGCCAGTTAGTAGATCTGATTTTTTATCAGCACTAATAGAAGAGCCACTTAGACTATTTCTTGCTAGGGCAAAGGTTAGGTTGCGCTGTGCGTCTTCGTATGATTTATCTAATGACGTTTTGTTCAAGTCGTAAACATTCTGCCTGTGACTAGCATATTGATTATTCCTATCATTAGTACCGAAGAGAGCATTGACAGCACCAATACCTTGCTCAATCTTCGCTTCTTTGTCTACTTGGCGTTGTCTCGCTTCGCCAGCGCCACCATCACCACCACCACCAAAGCCAAAGACTTTAGGGATGATGAAACTCATAAATAACTTATTTAAACTAATCATAATTCCATTCCCATTGTTATATGTAAAAAATCCCATTCTTTCAACTGCTTTTCCCAGCCTTTCCTGCCGATAAACTCAATTCTCTTTAAGCCAGCTTCCCTTGCCTTTTCAGCAAGCTTTTCTAGCGCTTCTTCTTGATAATCACCCCACTTTGACTTACCCACGTTAGCTAGGGTAAAAATCCTTAGAATATCGTAGTGGTTATAATTTACAATTCTTGTGCTGGCTAATGCCACCCTAACGCCCTCATCATTAACAACTTCCCAAACATGAAAGTGATTTGCATCACTTAGCACACGCTTTAGAATATCGTTTGCAGTCCACTCACCTTGAGAGTGAGCCAATGCCTTTTCTAAATGCTGGCGTATATCTTCCCAATTGTCGATACACTCATCTTGCCCCAGCATCCTAATGTCACTCACTTATAAAATTCCCATAGGGTTAAAGGTAATATTCACAAGGTTCAACTCCCAAAACTGGTCATCATCATTAATAAACTTTGGCTGGACGTGTGTTGCGACTAAAGGCAAGGCAACCATACCCCTGTCTCTAAAATCACCTACAACAGACACTGCGTGCGTTGTGGTTGTATTCTCAATACCCACTGTAAATTGAGCTGTGCATTTACCCACTTGAGCAATATCGAATGAATGAATTTGTTTAAGCGCTGTATTGGCTTTAAAGTCTAAGTCTGAAAACTCAACCACTGTTTCATAATTAACGCCATCGTCTGAATAAACACTAGCTGAAGTTTGGTAAACATTGTTACCACTTCTAAATGCCACTTCGTTATTGTGCATAATCATGTCATCAATCGTAAAAGCGTATTCATAGTACGACCAAGCTGATAATTTAGCTGTCTTAGAGAATGAATAAATCCAAACCTTATTACCAAGCGCACACCAGTATTGACCATCCTTATGATTGTATAAACTAATCGCACCTGCTTTGCTTAATGGCACGATAAGATTATCAATTGGTGAGCCAACATCCATATCAGCCAGTGACTCAACATTGTTCTGTACTGCAATTGATCTAAATCCTGACTCACTCAAGAAGTACAAATCACCTGTCACATTAGCCAATGACCTGTGTTCATTTGAACCCTCAAAGACTGTGGACCTATGACTGGTTAATGCTGGGTCAGGGTCAACTGCCCATTCAAGTGACCTGTTATTGTGCATCACAATCAAAGCATTACGATACTGGCTTAATGCTGTTACATCTGTGGATGTATCTGTATAGTTACCTGTGGCAATAAAACCAGCATTATCAATACTATCCCAAGCTCTAGGATTGTTCACTTCACAAAATCTTACAATATCACCATCTTTAGCGTAAATCTTAGAGCCTGCTACTGCAAATACTGGTGAATGTGGACATTTAGCTTCAAACGTATCTGCGTTGCCATCTAGGTAGTGATACTTGCTTACACCACTCCAATCAGCACACACGAAGATAAAGCCATTAAACAATACTGCTGAATGAATGTCAGTTAATACTTCCGTTCCATTAGTAATTTGATTAAAGGTTACGCCAGCAGGAACAGTGACGTTTGCTGGGTCTTGCGAGCCAAATATCTGCACTGCACCATTGGAACTATACATTCCAAACGTATCAGTAGGAACAGCGCCCAAAGAGACTGTGCCTTTGCGCTTAGTGATTGTCTTACCTGTATTAATGTAAGCGTTCTTTAAATCAACCAAACGATTAGCGCTTGATACTGACGCTGGCTTACGCACATCAATACCAACTGACCATTTCTTTACTGTTAATGTCTTCATCTTCTAAAGAACCTTTTATTGCCTAAAGACGCATCACGCTTCTTGTCCAGTTGCGCTTTAAATTGTTGCTGTTCAGTTGAGCTTTCCATCTTGTAGTGGTTTTTAATATCAATCAATGCAAGGATAAATACAATCTCATCATCCAGTGTTAGCTGGTCAGCATCCTGCGTTAGTCTTGCAGGCTTCTCATAGAACTCAAATCTAATCGTGTATGCCTTATCAGGTGTTGGACTAAGCAAAACCTGACCATCTCGTACATCGTATTTGGTTGGCATTGAGCGTTCAGTTACATTCTCATCAAGGTAGCTAATGCCATTAGTCAACTTGACATATCTGCCAGCATTATTAGTAATAACAATATCAACTATTTGACGATAATCACAATCTGTTGGAAAGTCATACGAAGTTGAGCCAGCTACAATTGCCTTGTCACTAACCTTTCTATTCAATAAGAAATCATATTGAAAAAACAACTGATTCTGCGCGTGTTCAATAATGCCATCAATCAATTGCTTATTATTGTCATGCCCTTGAGTATCTGAAAAACCCAGCCTTACTAATATCTCTTTTCTAACCTCGCCTAACGTCTTCATTTAAATACTCCCACCATATACATTATTAAATCTTTGCAACCCTTCTTGCCTGTCCACTTCATATTGCGCTCTTTGGTTATCAACACCTTGGCTAGATAAATACGCCATCAACGACTCATTAAAACTAGGTTTAGGTGCGTACTGGTAGTTTTGCCTATAATTACGCAAACCTTCCTGTCTGTCAGCTTCATATTGCGCTTGACGTTGCAAATCACTTTGCTCATACGCCAATTTATCCAAGCTTTCTTGTGGCTGTCCAAGTTGTTCTAAGCTTTCACTAGGTGGCAATTGATAACTTGATTGTGTTGCACCACCTGAATACGAACTACCCAACCCATTAACTATTGCATTAAGTACAGAAGGGTCTTGAGTTGTGCCACCTGAATATGAATTACCTATTGGCTGTTGAGCAGGCGAAGGTGATAGGATGCTATCAATTCTAGCAATTTCTTCAGCAGTAGGCGTTGGAATATTAGCGTCACCAGCTCTAGCGTCAGCTCTAGCGTACATCTGTTGCCATACTGGAACTTCAGGCTCTGATAATTCATACCCAAAAGGCTGTGATGGTTGGTATTGATCGCGCCACTGGTTATTCTCACGAAAATCCTCAGCAGTTGGCGCACCACCAGCCATTCTAATCGCTTCTAAAACATCAAATCCCATTACTCGCTCCAGTTAAACATTGGCACGCACAAGGCTGTGCTGAAGGCATCATTATTTTTTGACCCATCTGCATTGGCATCCCCATCCATTCATTAAAAAACGCAAAACTTGCTGTTGTAACAGTCAGTCCTATTACTATGTAAATTACCGCACTTTTATTCATTCTTATATTTATCCTTTGCTTTGCCATAAGCGCGTTTAGACGCTACCCAAGGCGCAATAATCAACGATATAAGCAAGAAAGCAATAAAGCCAACCACTGACCACACTATGCCCTTTTCAAGCACGTATGCTACCGCCTGCTCTTTTG